TCGCGCCATGTTCGATGGCCTCGCGATCATATTCGTACTCTTCATCTTGGGTGACGTTTAGTAGAGCCGCTGCCTCTTTGACGGCCTTGGTCATATTTCCCTGATGCTCGTACTGCATCCAGAGTTCGAAGGCATCGAAGCTATGGGCGCTGTCGAAGGGATCTGATGCATGGTGGCTGTAGGCGCGACCATCATCGAAGAGTATTACCCCAGCCAGACCAGACGTGCTGTTGGGTGAGAGGTAGCGATTGCGACCTGTGCGCTTGTAGCCATACTGCTCTAAGAGCGTGTGCATGTCGTAGGCTTCATTGAAGGTATCGATCACGGACGTGCCGTCGCCCTTTGGTCTTGGCTTGCGCGGTGGTTGGAACTCAGGCGCTGCCTTCCACGGACACATGTTCTGTAGCTGTGGACGGAATCGGTCCCACTCTCTCCAGAGGGTCAGCAACTGGTGCGGCAACTCTGGCAACCCATCCCAAATAGATTTGCCAGCCCACTCATAGGGACGGCCAGTGTCTGGGTGAATTGATGGTGGTAGGACATCTTGAACGGCTCCAGCTCGAAGCTCGAAGACAACTTCGGTCTTGCGTGGATCATCCTTGGTTGGCCATGAAATCTTGTGGGTAACAAGATCAGGTGGCGCTTTGAAGAGAAGCTTGCCACGGTTTTCACGTCCCACGATCTGGGGCGCTGAGTTCATTAATAGACTGAAGTCGATGCCTAGCTCGTCGAAGATAATCTTAGTGTGTTCGACATTATCTATGTCTATTGCACATGTGCCTGACGCATCATGAAGTAGCCCGACGTTGTGCGTTGGGTTTTGTTCGTAGTATTCTTGTGCTGCCTGTGGGTCTGATAGCGCCTGTTCTCTTTTCTGCCAACCGAATCTGGTTGGACCTTTGGAACCTGCTGGTATTGTTACCAGATACCACCCCAGCTTTGAGCAGTAATCTGATATGTTCATTTTGCTTCCTTTAGATACTCAGACAGTTTCTTCCATGTATTAAGACTGATTTGCTCATTGCCATCGGCCACACCTTTTACAGTTGGATGTGACAGACCAGATTTCTCTGCGACGACAGTCAGACGCCTGTCTTGCAAGGCATTTCGGATGTCATCTAGTGGCATTAGGTTTGTCATAATTTATTGCTCCTCACTTACTGAATTTTTATTTTTTACAAATTCTTCTTTACAGGGTGAAATAATTTCTGTAAACCGATTTTTGTAGAGAGAGAAAAGAAAGGAAATTGCCATGAGCAATATTGACGGTTTAGCCGCTGAATGGTTGGCTATAAAGGCGCAAGAAAAAGACATCATCGCGAAGCGCCACGCGATTGAAGAGCAGCTAGTCAAAGCTTTAGAAGCGAAAGACGAAGGCTCGATTTCCCACAAGCTAGATGACCATAAGGTGACGCTGACACAGCCAGTCACACGCAAGGTTGATCCATTGATGTGGGACAAGGTCAAAGACAAAATCCCAGAGCATATGCATCCAGTAAAGACAACTGTGTCTGCTGATGCAGTGGGCTGTCGTTACTTGGCTGAAAAAGAACCAGTGCTATGGCGTAAAGTCGCCAAGGCATTTGAAAGCAAACAAGGCAAAATTGGCGTGAAAGTAGAGGTGCTGTAATGGCCATTGATTTAAAACAACTATCGAAACCAACAGGACAGCGACCTATCATCGCGACCCTGTTTGGTGAAGGCGGCATGGGCAAGACAACTCTTGCCGCCATGTTTCCAAAGCCAGTCTTCATACGGACTGAGGATGGGACAGCAAGCTTGCAGGGTAACGAGGATGTTAGCTTGTTTGATCTTGCGCAGAGCAGTCAGGATGTTCTGGATGCGATTGAGGCATTGGCCACGCAAGAGCATGACTTTAAGACTGTGGTGATCGACAGCATCACGCAGTTGGCAACATTGATCGAAAGCGAGATTGTCGCAAGTGATCCGAAGGCAAAGTCCATCAACCAAGCTGGTGGTGGATATGGTGCTGGGTATGCCACAGCCGCTGAACGTCACCGTCAGGTGCGTGAGTGGGCTGGGTCACTGGCTTACGAGACTGGCATGAATGTGGTGTTCATTGGCCACGCAGATACAGAGACAATGGATCTGCCAGACATGGACCCCTATGCACGATACACTGTGCGGATGCATAAGCGTAGCATTCCGCATTACACAGACAATGTGGACTTGGTCGGACTGATCCGACTGAAGACATTTGTAAAGGGAGAGGGCGATAAGAAACGCGCCATCTCTACTGGGGAGCGCGAGATCCTGTGCTTTCCACAGGCGTCAAGCGTCTCCAAAAACCGTTTCAACATCGACGAGCCGCTGCCCTTCACCTTCGAAGGCGGCAACCCATTCGCAAACTTTGTAGCTAAGTAAAGGAGATTAACATGGACTTGAATGGATTTAACGCACTGAACGTGGAGCCACAAACAGCAATCGAACCTATCCCTGCTGGGTGGTATAAGGTTGTGATTTCAGAGGCTGTAGAGAAGCCAACGAAATCAAACACTGGTTCTTATCTGCAATTGCAGTTGGACATTATTGAGGGGCCACATCAGGGGCGCAAGGCATTTGATCGCCTGAACCTAAACAACCCAAACCCAACTGCCGTCGAGATCGCGCAGCGCTCATTATCATCGATCTGCCGCGCGGTGAATGTGCCAAGCCCGAAGCACAGCCATGAGCTATGCGACAAGCCTCTGATGGTAAAGCTGGCTGTACGTCCATCTGATGGCCAGTACGATGCGTCTAACGACGTGAAGGGATATGCTGCATGTGAAACACAGGTAGCAGCACCAGCAGCCGCTGCCACAGCGTCTGTGAACGGAGCAGCAACGCCACCTTGGAAGCGCTGACTTCTGGTCTGTGATGGGGCGCGTGTCGCCCCATTTTATGAACAGAAGGAGAGTAAGATGAATAATGACACTGATTTATTTTTTGCCACTGAAATTCTCGAAGAGGTCGAAGTGGTTATAGACGAAGAGGAATACACACTTCCCGCAGTCAAGCACCCAAACACAGACGCACTAACGTCGCTGTGCGCTGCTGTCATTAAGCTGCACCAAAAAGTGCAAGAGTTGGAAGAAAAACTTGGGAAAAAAGGACACTAAAATGACAGTGCAAAAGATAAGCTTGAAGAAATACTTCGACTACAAAAATACGCCTAAAGATTTTGAAAAGCCATCGGAAGAGGTGATGGAAATTTTTGATAGGGTTGCTGTGAAGTATGGCTACAAGGAGTTCAAGAAGGATGATTGAGTATATCGCAGTTCACACAGGCGTCGTCATCGTCTTGGCCTTACTTGGAGTTATCTAATGAAACTTGAGCAGTACATGACGCCCAAGACAATTGAGGCGATCTACCAGCATTACAAAGACAAGCGTAAGAATGAGCATCGCCCACACCTTGGTGGATCTCAGATTGGCAACGAGTGTGACCGTGCATTGTGGTATCAGTTTCGCCACGCATGGTCGCCCAACTTTGATGGGCGCTTGCTTCGCCTGTTCGAGACTGGTGACCGCGAGGAAGATCGCATCGTTGCAAACCTACGCGCGGTGGGTGTGACGGTCTGGGAGAAAGATCCAGACACAGGCAAACAGGTTAGGTTTGAAGCTTGCGGTGGTCACTTCGCACTGTCCCTTGATGGAGTGGGTGAGGGTTTCGCTGAGAGCAAGAAGCCGCATACGCTTGAGTTCAAAACCATGAACGACAAAAACTTCAAGGCGCTAAAGAATATGGGGTTGGAGAAGACCAAGCCGATCTACTGGGCGCAGTGTCAGGTTGGTATGCTGCTGTCTGGGTTAGACCGCTGCTACTTCTTTGCCGTGAACAAAAACACGGACGACATGTATGGGGAACGGATCAAGCTGAACAAGCGCGAGGCTGAAGCTTTGATTGATCGCGCGGAGCGGATCATCTTTGCGCAGCAGCCGCCAAGCCGATTGACTGAGGATGCAAGCGACTGGCGCTGCAAGTTTTGCCCATACTTCGCTGTGTGTCAGGGGTGCAAGATCCCAGAGGTCAACTGTCGGACGTGCTGCCATTCAACGCCAGAGCAAGATGGGACGTGGAGCTGCGCGAGGGGCCACAAGATGGAGCCGTGCGAAGTGCATTTGTACATCCCAATGATGATGCCCAAGGACATTGAGATGACCGACGCAGCAGATGACTGGGTTGAATATACGGACTTGGATAGTGGTGAGACTTTCCGCAACAATGGAAACAGCCACGAAATATTTAAGATGAGGATGCAAGATGGGGATGCGTGAAGAGTTACTTCGAGATGCCTTGGAGCAGTTTATCGACAGACTGCCTGATGAAATCACCAAGGCTGAAACTGCTTGGATCATATTCAACGTCGTTGGGTCACGCGACCTACTTGAAGAGTGGGGGTCGATTAGTCGGCTGACCACTGCGAACATTGCAGAGTATTTTTTGCATCAGTCTTTTGGCCCAGAGTTTGAGGCAGCAATGCAGACTGAAGAGTTTCTGCAAAAGATAATGAAGGAGCATAAATCAAAATGACCTTTGAACTGAGAGATTACCAGAAAGATGCAATCGATGGATTGTACAGCTACTGGGCAAACAAGATGGGTGACAACCCACTGATCGTCGCGCCGACTGGGGCTGGTAAGACAGCTATCATTGCGCAGATGATAAAGGATGCCATGAGCTTTCCCAACACTAGGGTGCTGGTTCTAACGCACGTTAAGGAGCTACTAGAGCAAGGCGCGTCAGGTTTACAGAAGCTGTACCCAGAAGCTGAAGTTGGCTTCTTCAGTGCGTCTTTAAAACAAAAGGATCTGACCAAGCCAATTACATTTGCTGGCATTCAGAGCATCTACAGACAAGCTTACAACATGGTTCCAGCGCCAGACTTGGTGATCATCGACGAGGCACACATGCTGCCACCTAGCACGACCACACGCTATGGTCGGTTTATCGATGACCTGAAGCAGTGCAATCCAGACGTAAAGATTGTTGGGCTGACGGCCACGCCATACCGCTTGAGTTCAGGATACTTGCACAAAGGTGAAGGTGCGATCTTTGATGGCATTGCCTACGACATTCCAGTGACCATGCTAATGGATCAGGGATACTTGGCCCCAGTCATCAGTAAAGGTGGCTTGGAGCAGATCGACCTGACCAATGTGAAGAAGCGAGGTGGTGAGTTTGTCGAGAGTGATTTGGCTATTGCTGCATCTGATCCTGAGTTGGTGCGTAAGACTGTTGAAGAAATTGTTACGCTGGGAGCCGACCGTAAAAGTTGGTTAATCTTTGCCAGTGGCATTGACCATGCGAACATGCTGGAAGATGCGTTTTTCGATCACATGATTAATGCTGAAGTTTTGACTGGTGAAGACAGTCAGAAGGATCGCGCATCGAAGATCGAAAGATTTAAGAGCGGCAAACTGCGCTGCTTGGTAAACGTGAAT